ACGGCGGCAAACACAGTTGTCTGGTGGGCACCGACATCGTCGCTCGAGACCTACGCGCAGGCTAACGCGCGGGTGCACCGCAAGGGGCAGGCCAACAAGTGCACCGTGGTGCAGCTGCAGGGCTCTGGCGTAGAACGTCGTGTCTACAGGCTGCTCGACGAGAAGATCGACGTGCACACTAAGGTCGTCGATCTTTATAAAGAATTGCTTGACTAGTGTAACGGATGTCATTAGATATCAATTTCTGATAGTGAAGGAGAACCACTATGACTGCTGATACTGTGGGCGAAACCGCCCTCACCCCTGAGCTGCTGACCAAAACCTACATTAAAATCCGCGACAAGCGGGCCGAGCTCAAAGCCGAGTTCGAGCAGAAGGATGAGGTTCTGGAGATGCAGCTCAACACCATCAAGTCGGAGCTGCTCGACTACTGCAAGACGCAGGGTATCGACAGCGTTCGCACCCCGTCGGGAGTGTTTTACCGGACGATGAAGACGCGCTACTGGACCAACGACTGGGACTCGATGAACAGGTTCATCTTGGAAAACGAGGTTCCGCAGTTCTACGAGAAGCGTCTCAATCAGACCATCGTGAAGCAGTTCCTCGAAGAAAACCCTGACGTGCTCCCGCCCGGCCTGAACTCCGACAGCGAGTATGTCATCACTGTGAGGAAGAAGTAATGACCGAAACTCCAACCCCGTTCGCCACCATTGAGGACGTAGCAAAGTACTTCGTCGTCTCGGTTGCGACCGTGCGTACTTGGCTGCGTAACGGCACCATCCCGAAACACACCTACCTCAAGGCGGGTAACACCTACAGGTTCAACCTGCCCGACGTGGCAGCGGCCCTCGTCAACGCACCGAAAGAACCGGTGCAGTTGGAACTAGACCTCGACAACAAAAACTAAGGAGAACGACATGAGTGAAATGACCCTCTTCGGTGCTGGCAACCCGCTGGCAAATAGCGACCTCTTCAAGTCGCTGCGTGACATGAACAAAACCCTCGCTGGTGGCGGCGGTGGTGGCGGCAAGCGCATCTCGATCAAAGGCAACAAGTTCCGCCTCTTCGTCGATGGTGAGCAGGTCTCTGTGTCCAAGGAAGATCACCTGAACATCGTGGTGGTTAACGTCGCTCCGGTATCGCGGACCTATTATGAGGGCACCTACGACCCGAATAACACGGCTGCACCGACCTGCTGGTCGGCTGATACCAAAACGCCTTCGCCTGATGTGCCCGCGGATCAGAAGAAAGCCTCGCGCTGCACCGACTGCCCGATGAACGTCAAGGGCTCGGGACAGGGCGACAGCCGTGCCTGCCGCTACAACCAGCGTCTGGCGATCACGCTCGAGGGCAAACCCGACGAAGTCTATCAGCTGCAGCTCCCGGCCACGTCGCTGTTCGGTGACGGCAAGAATGGCAAGATGCCGATGCAGGCGTATGCTAAGTTCCTTGACGCACACGACACGCCGATCATCGCGGTCATGACCAAGATGTCGCTGGACGAAAACTCGGAGACTCCGAAGCTGTTCTTTAGCCCTGTGCGTCCTCTGACAGAGAAAGAGCTGAACGAGGCTGTCGCGGTTAGGGACAGCGAAGATGCCATCAAGGCTATCACGCTGACTGTCGCGCAGACCGATGGCGTTAAGAAGAAGGACTCCGCGGCTGGCACCAAGAGCTACAACCCGGCCAAAGAGAAGATCATCGTCGATGACGAAGACGAGATCGAAGAGCCTAAGAAGGTCGAAGCCAAGAAGTCTGCACCCGCTGCTGACCCCAAGGCTAACATCTCTGCTCTTGTCGCAGAGTGGGACGACGAGTAATCCTTAATAGGCTCGCCGCGACGGGGGATAAAAACAACCTCACCTCGTCGCGGCACCCCAACAGATAGAGTGGCGGCTATGGATACAACGACGTTTTTGCAGTCCGTTCTTGGAACTGCGGGCTCCTACTGCGTTCTTGCCCTCAATGATGGCAGGCGCATCCAGAAGTTCTACGACACCATCGAGCAGCTTGAGCAGGCTGCGTTGAACTTCGACGAGAATGGTTTCGATGCCTACTACGCCCTCGGCACGTTCGAGGAGGCGGGTTCGCGTGAGGCCGAGAACGTCAAGCAGATGCGGGCGTTCTTTATGGACCTCGACTGCGGCGTTAACCTCAAGACGGGCAAACCCAAGGACTTCCCTGACCAGCACGCCGCCATCTTGGCGCTCAAGGAGTTCGTCAAGGCCACTGGGCTGCCTAAGCCGTTCCTCGTCAACTCCGGCTACGGTGTGCACGTTTACTGGCCGCTGACCGCGCCTGTAGACTTTATGGCGTGGCTCCGCGTGGCCGAGAAGCTCAAGGCGCTGGCCAAGGCGAAGGGGTTCAAGGCCGACGAGGCCGTGACCGCCGATGCTGCCCGCGTGCTGCGAGTGCCGGGGACGCATAACCACAAGGGCGACGATCCCAAGGCTGTGTCGTTTTTCGGGGTGTCCACACCAGAGCCAGTGGAGTTCTTTGACTTCGCTGCACGGCTCGAGACCGTGGCCGGTAGTCTGCCGACTAGCCTGCCCGCGCGGCGCTACTCACCTGCGGTGACAAACAGCGCGATGATGGATGCCCTGATCGGCAGGCGGGAAGCCTCATTCAAAACCATCATGCAGAAGACCGTGGCAGGTAAGGGCTGTGCCCAGCTGGCCTACTGCATCGAGAACCGCGCCGATCTGGCTGAGCCCATGTGGCGCGCGGCGCTCTCTATCGCCAAGCACTGCACCGATATGGTCAAGGCTGTGAAGGCGGTTTCGCAGGGGCACGCCGAATACGACGAAGACGAGGCGATGTGGAAGGCTGACCGCATCAAGGGCCCGTACCTCTGCACGCGCTTCGAGGAGTACAACCCGGGTGGGTGCCAAGGCTGCCCCAACTGGAACAAGATCAAGTCGCCCATCGTTCTCGGCCAGCAGTTCACTGAGGCTGCGCCCGAGGACAACACCGTCGTCGTAGCAGACCCAGACGCACCCGAGGCACCACCGAGGGTCTATGAAATCCCGAGCTACCCCAACCCCTACTTCCGCGGCAAGGATGGCGGCGTGTTCATCCGTATAATTGACGACGAGGGCGAGGTCAGTGAACGGATTGTCTGGCACCACGATCTCTACGTCGTGCGCCGCCTGTATGACCCGGAGCAGGGCGAGATCATCGAGATGCGTCACCACCTACCACGGGATGGAGTGCGGTCGTTTGTGGTGCCGCTCTACGTCGTCACATCGAAAGAAGAATTTCGGAAAGTCCTCGCCACCAATGGCGTCATAGCGATCAACAAGGAAGTGGATGCGATCATGAGCTTTACGCAAAGCATGGTTAAAGACCTGCAGATCACCACGCAGGCAGACAACGCACATCGCCAGTTCGGCTGGCTGCCCGACTTCAAGGGCTTTGTCCTAGGGGACAAGGTAGTCTATGCGGACCGTGTCGATTTCAACGCACCGTCCTCGGCTACACGGGGGATGATCGAGTTCTTTGAGCCTGCGGGTAGCCTCGACGAGTGGCGTGCCGCGGTCAACTTCTACAACCGCCCCGGCTTCGAGCTGCACCAGTTCATCACCTGCGTCGGTTTCGGCTCGGTGCTGATGAAGTTCTTGCCCATCAACGCAGCGCTCCTGCACATCTGGTCGAAGGACTCCGGTTTCGGCAAAACGCATGCCCAGTTTGCGGCGCTTTCGGCGTGGGGCAACCCCAATAAACTTATCCTGCAGGAGCGGGACACCGTAAACTCGTTCATGAACCGCGCCGATGTGATGCACAGTCTGCCGGTTTGTATGGACGAAGTTACCAACATCAAGCCCCACGACGCCTCAAACATGATCTACCAGATCACCGGGGGCCAGCAGCGCAATCGCTTGGCATCGACGGGCAACACCGAACGCTACCGCGGCGACCCTTGGAACCTGCTGTTTATTTCGTCGGGTAACTGCAGCCTGATCGACAAGGTGGCTATGGCGAAGGCTATGCCGAAAGCGGAAGCCCAGCGGGTGCTGGAGATCGAGACGAGCAGGCTCTTCACCGAGAAGGCCGACAAGCGCCAGACCGACGAGTTCAGCTCCAAGGTCCAGAGCAACTACGGCCATGCGGGCATCCTGTTTGTGCAGTACGTGATGTCCAACCTCGCCGAAACTAAATTGCTGGTGGAGACCCTGCAGCGCAAGATTGATGAAGCCGCAGACCTTGGACCTCAGAACCGCTTCTGGTCGGCAGCCGTCGCCACCTCTCTCGCCGCTGCGGTGATCTGCAAACACCTCGAGCTCTTGGACTACGACATCCCCACACTGCGCGACTACATCATCAAAAACATCCTCAAGGCTAACAAGGCGGTCAGTGCTGATATGTCCCTCGACCCGATGGACCTCGTGACGGCCTACACCTACCAGAACTTGGGCCGTATCTTGCAGATCAAGTCCACCATCGACCGTCGCAGCAAGGGGAACGACAACGGCCTCGACGACCTCGTGGTGCCGGATCAGCAGCCCAAGACCGCCGACATCGTCGGGCGTTATGAGACCGATCTGCACGTGCTGTATCTCCTGCCGTCCCCGTTCAAGGTCTGGCTGGCCGAGCAGCAGATAAACTACAACTCGGTGTTCTCCGAGCTCAAAGCCAAGTACAATGCCAAGAAGTCGAAGGTCCGGCTGACTAAAGGCACCAAGCTACAGATGCCCGTCGCCGACACCATCGAGGTGCCGATTGTTCTGGGTGACGTTAATGGCGAAGAAGGTAAATGACCTAGACCCCGACGGTGTGCGCATCATCGTGCCGTGGCGAGAACTGCATGTGGGGGGCTCGCTCTTTGTCCCCTGCATCAACACCGAGGCCTGCGAGAGACAGGTTCAGGGTGTGGCTCAAAGGTTAGGCATCCGCCTAACATGCAGGCAGCGAATAGAGGCCCAACACTTGGGGTTGCGAATTTGGAGAACCACATGATATTGTGCGCCTGACAGAAGAGCTTGCCGCCAGCTCGCCTCCTGTCGTTCTCCATACTGGCCCCGGCTTCGTGCCGGGGTCTTTTTTCTTAGAAGAGCTGGAAGCCCCGATTGTACTGCGCCCGCAGATCGACCAGCCCCTCGCGTACCGCCGAGTTCAGCGACACCCCACTCACCATATTGTCCGACGTGCGCTGGTGCCCCTTGAGTGAGTCTCTCAAGGACTCCCCGTCGATAATCGCCTCTGGGAAGGTCTGTGCCACAGACTCGTTGAACGCACGGATTTCTTCCATTGCTTCTTGGACGCCCTCGATGTCGCCCTCGCGCAACGCGATGTAGTAGAGCTTGGACAGCCGCGAACGCTTTTCAGAGACCGCGTTGCTGATCCTAACCGAGAGCTGGTTGAGGTCTTGTTCCAGCGTAGCCTTCGTCGGCGTGAAGCCGAGCGCCTGCCCCAGCAAGTCACTAGTCCCAAGATCGCCAGTGATGACGTCCTTGCGTCTGGTCTCGATAGCCCCGCCTTCGGACATATACCTACCAGCCTTGATGAAGTTGCGGACCGCGGCAGGCACCATGTTCTCAATGCCGCGCACCATGTCACCTTCTCCACCAAGCATGGCCTTGTAGAACTCCGAGATACCGCGACCGAACTGCGTTGCAGTAGACCATGCCGGACCGCCGAGGTTTTGGAACACGACTTCTTCCGCGGACGGGTCGGTGTTGTAGCGGTTCTCGCGGATTAGGAGCCCGGTCAGACCGATACGGGACGAGATGTCGAGCCCAGAGATGTCAGACAGGAAGCCCTTGTACAGCCCCTCGCCGAGGTAACGACGGGTCAGCATGTCGGCATTTTCTTCATCGTCGCCGAGGAAGGCGTCGGCCACCGTTGAGACAAGCCCATAGAGCGGCACACCAGCGACACCCGCGAGGGCGAAGGACGAGAGCTGCAGACCCACAAGCTGTTTGAAGGCCGTGCGGCGGTCCTCCGGCGTGAAGTCCGGGTCGTTGCTGCCCAGTGTCAGCTGCTTCGCCAGCTTCATCTGTAGATAGAACAGCGAAAGCCCGAAGTTTTTGTACATGAGGGCAATACGCCCGATGCCCTTCTGGGACCAACGCGGCGCAGCGGCAAGGGTGGCACCACCACCGGTCTCGGTCGCCTGATACACAGCCCGCTCGGCGGCGCGAGTGCGCTGCTCAGCCTCGGTAAGGCCCCGCTCAGCTGCGGTAGGCTTGTTGCGAAGCCGCTGCAGCTCAAGGTTATACGCCGAGACAAGTGCGACCTGCCGGTTGGCCCGTTCGACTTGATGGAACATAGCCCCCGACGCAGCCGAGAACTTATCCGCGAAGTTGCGCGAACGCCCGACACCCTCGACGCCGAGGCTATCGTAGAAGATCGAGCGGTTCAGCTGCCCGTTCTTGGACGCAACATCTACCAGAGTGGCGAGCTCCTGCAGCATCGGGCGGAGCTCCGGTGCAACGTCGTCGCGCAGGACGTACTCTTGGGTGACCACTTCTTTGCCGTCGGCACCTTTTGTCCGCTTCTCTTTAAGCACAAAGTAGTTGTCGATAGACGGCATAGCCCTGACGGTGGCGGTGCGTTTCCCTTGGAACTCCGCGGGCAACTCAATCTCTCGAGTAAGGCCGCTGTTCGCGAACACCTTGTAGGCATTGCCGATAGCCAGAGCCGCCGACTTGGGGCCGTAGCGTCCAGCCAAGTACGGGTACAGCACGACCGGGACTGACGACAGGTTCACAAGTGCCGATGACACGTTGAAGCCGAGAGTGAACGTGAAGGCTCCGCGGTTGAGCGTCTGCACGATGCGCTCAAACATATCTCCGGGCGGGTTGGTGGCGAAGTTAGCCCGCGCCATCAGCTCCGCGATTACGGCTATTTTGCTCTGGTCATCAGTTCTTTTTGCCTGCTCGGCGATAGCACTCGCGGTAGCCCTGATCTTGTTGCTGTAGGCGTAGCGCACGCCCTGACGCCCGAGGCTATACCCCTTGACGCGGAGGGCCTCCACCGAGTCCTCCATATAGCCGCGCGTGTTCTTACGTCGCTGCAGGGACTTGGCAAAGGACGTTTCCGGCAGGGCGTCCACGAAGAGCTTGGTGATCTCCTGCTGAATGCTCGACGCCGTGGCCGCATCCACCCCGGTTTTGCCGAGGTTAGACTGGATGATCGACAGCGTGTCGCGCACGAACAGCGCGTCCGGGGTGCGTCCTTGCTGCACCAGATCGAGCGTCGTATAGGTCGCGGTGATCGGTTTACCGTCCGGCCCCTTCACTACCCCCGGGATAGAGTCTAGCTCCGCGATGGCACGGGTGCGTGCATTGGGGCTGTCATATGTTTCTCTGACCGGCTCGGTGGTATTGGTCTCGGGGTCAAAGGCGCTGTATTCCAGCCAGTAGTCGCCGCTACGAGCCAGCGGGAAGTACGGCTCGATGCGGTTGAGGTCGAAGAACTTAGTGTAGATGTTCTTCTTTATCTCTATGGCCAGCTCAGGGTTGTCCTTGAGGATGAAGTCAACCTTACCCTCAATGGCCTTGCGCAGGCGTTCGTACTGCTTGCGATACAGCTGGCGCATGTTGTTGTAGAGGTCACGCCCGTCCTTGCCGATAGCCGCCCAATCCTTTTGCAGAGCGTCGTACTCACGCATCTTGTCGGAATCGGCACCGTACTTCTGGAGCGCCCTTTCGTGCGGTAGCGACGGATCAGCCTGATTAACGGTGGACCGATGAACGACGCGGTCGAACAGCGGCTTGAGGTTGGGGTTGTTCTTCACCCACTTCTGGGCGACGTCCAGAACAACGTCTACCTCGCTATCGGAGGCAATCGCGGCGGCATCGTGTTGGTCGATAGCGCTTTGCAGATCGCGCGCACCGTCGATTTTGTAGTACCCCGCCACGTCGGCCATCGCCTGACCATTTAAAAAGCCGAGGATGCCGCGCTTCGCGTTGTAAGACGCACCGTCCAGAACGCGCGACGTATCGTCACCGAACTGCTGAGCGAACTCCTTGGTGCGGCCCGGGAAGGAGCCGTCCACCTGCGCCACGCGGTTGAGGATCGTTGCGCTCTCTTCTGGTGTGGAAATCTCGGTCATGCTGATCGGGAAGTCGAGCATCTGCATGACCATCTGGTCGGTGATATCGAGGGCGTTGCTCAGCTGTCTCGGCTGCATGCCGATCAGCCTACGGACCAAGTTAATAGCGTCGTTTGCGATCTGCCACAGTGCCGAAAAACGACCGCCTTGAGGGTACAGCGTAGCAAGTTCTTGCTGGAAGGAGGGAACCGACATAGCGTCGGCCATGAACTCCATGACGTCGCTCGACCCGTTGCTCGTGGAGAGCATGGGCTTTACGGTATTAAAGAGCTTCTCCATGCGCTTGCGCAGCGGGGACGCAAGGTTCCGCATCTCACTGATCGTGGCGGCGTGCACCATCTCGTGCAGCAGCGTCTCGATGCTAAGCCCTGTGTCCTCGTCCAAAAGGATTTCGCTGGGCTTGCCCGGGAAGGCGCGACGGTACTGCCCGCTCAGCGTTCTATTGCTATCATCTTTGAGGTCTTTGATGATCCGCACGGAGGTGCCCTGTGCGTAAGGTGCGAGGGCACGGACGATACGCTTGACACGATTATTGGGTGCGTAAAGCTGCAGGGCGCGCAGCGCCATCTCGAGATTGCCGTTCCGCAGCTGATTGACCACTGCAGGGTGCAGCGGAGAGCCAAGGTCCAGAACGTCCTGCGGGCGGTCATACGTAACCGGCAGGTTAGTCGAGCGTTGCTGCCGCTTTTCTCCGATAGAAAGATACTTCGCGAGCAGCTGCTCTTTGGTTAGCGCGGGCTCAACCCCTACACGGCGCATACCGACGGCACGGGGCTTGATCGGCTCTTTGGTCTCCTGCACGGCGGCGAGAAGGTTATCGAGCCCCTGTACCCGCGTGCGGGCAGCTGCGGCCATCGCTTTGACTTCCGCTTTCTTGGCGGCTGCCTCGGTTGTCTGCACAACCAGCTCTTGCTCGAACTCGACTTTCTCCTCGGTGTTAGCCGCCCGTCCGCCGACAGCAGTGGAGCCCGGCAGCGACGACGTCACTTTGTTCGGGACCTTAGCCGCCTGCGTCTGTTTGTACTTGCGCTGCAGTTCACGCACCTTGGCCTGCGCCTGTGGAGACAGGTTAGCTTTCACCCACTTGAGCGCTTCCTTTGCGCGCTCCGCGGTCATGCCCGTAAAAAACTCGAGTTCGACCGGGCTTACCGTTTCGTACCCTGCCGGAAGTGTACCCACTTCTTCGGCGAGTTTCTTTGAGTCCTTGAACGACTGGTTGCCCAAGGTAGCATCGGCAACGATGTACTCGAGCGCGTCGATGGGGCGCTTGAAGCGAGAAAAGTACGCCTGTGCATTTTCTGCTGGGGCTGATCCGTCCTTGCCCTTTCTGACGGCACCGGGCTGCAGAAGCGCGAGGATTTTTTGTTTGTCCTTCGACGTTGTCGGGTCGTCAACGACCGCGGCGTCAGGGATGGAGTACTCGGCGATGAGCGAAGCCAGTTCCGGCTTGTCCGCCATACGGGCGTCCCACGCGGCGTTAAGTTCGCTCTGCGCATCCGAATTGGCCGCGATCTCGCGGATTTCGCGAGAAGGCTCGAGCTGCTTTTCAGCTTCACGCAGCTGTATCTCTGTAGGAGCTCCGGTCAGCACCGTACCGACAGGGGTAGGCTTCGCTCCGGGGATCAAGCGGGTCGGTGCATAAACATCCGAGGACTCCATGCGTGGGGCCCCCGTAGGCTGCAATGTGCGCGGATCGACTGGCGTGATCGTACCCGGAATCAGCTGTCGGGCAGCGCCCGTCCCAGCGTCGTAGGGCGGCGTAAAGTCAAGCGCCAACTGCTGCTCCGCAGACGGCTCGGCGTCGCGCATTATCTGCTCGACACTGCGCACGGGGACTCTAGGGGCCTGTGTGGTGGGCAACGCCCCAAAGAGGTTGAGCTGTTCTTCCTCAGTCAGTGCAGGCTGCTCTGCTCCCGCTGCTGTATCAGTACCCACAGGCACCGACATATTTCTTCCCAGTCCTCTTTCTGCAGATGCTGCAGACTCTTCGGCGGGCTGAGCGTCGCCAGCGGGCTGTCCGAGTCCCTCCACGCCTTGTCCACCACTCGGAACGCCAACTCCCACTTTTTTAGGCTCAGTTTTTGCAGGTGGGGTGACATCTGTGACCTCCTGTGCAGGCTGGCCAGTGATAAGCCGTGCGGCGAGTGCTTTGTTCTCAGGGGTGGCCTTATCGTTCTGCGCCCAGCTATTGAGCGCCTTAACGACCTTGGGGTCCGTTAGGGGTCTGCCTACCATCTTACGCAGTGTCGCCGATTTAGCGGGACGAACGCCCAGCTCGGTCACAAGCTCGTCAGTCAAGAGCGGTACAGTTGGTTCGGCGTCTACAACACCCGGCTCTGAATCCGCCGGGAGGACCCCTGCTTTTGCGACAGCCTCGTTCGCACCGGGCACGGCTGCCTCGGGCGGTGCAGTTACCGTCGCTTTCGGAACGGTAGTGGGTTTGGTCTTGGTGGTGGGCGTAGCTA